TTTTGATAATACTGTCTGACATCAACCGGGACTTGTTTCATCCTGGATTGTTCTTCAACTTCGTGCCATTCAAAATCAAAATTAGGCTTGACCCAATTTATTTCCTGCGAGCCTTCCGCCACAGCCTTCTTGGCTTTCTTGACAGGTTTTGCTGCTGCCATTTGTCCCATGCGTGTCTTGGCCTTTTGCATTAGGTCCATAACTTCTTCATCACTGAGTTCTGGACTCATAGCATCACGCCATACTGCAAATTGTTCTTCTTCACTCTTGCTGGGATCTGTCAACACCTGACGCATTGGTGTAGCACGTGGGCCTTCTTCTTCTCGACTAGGATCGCCAGTTTCTTGGCGACTGATAACATTTAAACTGTCAAAGCTAAATGGTATTTCACCTTTCTTATTAGGCTTTCCGTTGTAAGCATTCAGGTATTGGAACGCTGTTTTTTGATCTGCCCCAACAACTACCACTGCATCAGTATACCCTTGTTGATTTAAATTAGATAACACTCTAGTTAAGTCTGGTAATTCGTCTGTGGCAGTTTGAAAGATATGTCCTTTTTCTGGAAACACTTTACGATATATGGCTAATTTTTCTTCAGGTTGTAGAGGATCATCTGGACCATAAGTTCTACTAACAACAAAGTAAGGATCACCGCCAAGTTCTTTAGCGTGTGTGATTACACTGCTGGCTAGCATCATATGTCCTTTGTGTCCCATGCCGCGCCCCCAACCTATTACAGCAGTGTTGCCTTGGCCGGTTCTATCTATTGTTTCAAATAGTTGACGTAATAACATATTAATCTTTCCTTGGAGCCCATGTGGCTTGATCAATAGCTTTAACGTGTTGACCAGTTACTGGATCTATATATACATACCCTTCAGGCTTGGTCTGTCTAATACCACTGTGTGTGCCAGCACTGGCTCGTTTGTGCATATCCATTTTAGCAGCACTTAGTTTTTCCACAGCAGTTAATACTGCATCTAGACCTGGGTTATTTAAAATTTCTGTTGTTCTTGATTTAGGAATCTTTTTGGCAGCCATAGCACCTTCTGCCCAGCCTTTGAACTTTTCTTTAACTCCGGCTACTCGCAGATTTTCATTGTAGAATTTATACAGTATATCGCCAAACATGTTAATAACTTCTTCCTCGCCACTTGGTCCTGGTTGCCTACGCTGTAGAAAGTCGTTGATAACTTGTTCATTTTGATCAATGTATGCACTGGCATCATCTAATAAATTACTGTCAACGCCTGGAGCATTTTCTACATAGGTAGTGCCTTGCACAATAACGTCTGGAGTTGATAATCCTTCTGCATCTAAGTATCGTCCTTCGTCACCGCCAATATCTTGATAATATCCGGTGGCAGCAACCATTAATTTAGCACCTCTAATGCGCTTACCTAGGTCACTATTTTTGCCAATGTGGAATGTAGTAATGTTGGGAGTAAATTCATACTCACCAGTTTTAGGATTCATCACAGCCTGTGCAGTTTTGCCGTTGGGTTTTTTACCAGGATAAAACAGTAAGCCGCCTTCTAAGAATCCAGTCTCTGGACTAATTTTTTCAAAATAACTCCATAAGTCGGAAAGCTGATTTGCATACGCTTGTCTTTGTTTTTCTTTAGTTGGATCTGGTTTACCTGTGCCTAGGATAAAGTTTTTAACATCATCAGGCGATGACATTAGTGTAGTTACACCTTCACCGGCTTGTGTTTTACCGCGCTTTAGATAATCCCAAGCATTTTTAGGTATAAATCTAAAAGTGCCGTCTTCGTCTCGCCCCCAATATACTACAGGACTGCCGTCCCATTTAAGTTCATTAGCACCACCAGTGCTAGCCATGCCTTGTATAATTCTTACGGCAGCTTGTCCACCTTCGGCACCTGCGTGTATTCCTTTGGATGGTATGCCTGTAAAGATTAAATCTTCAACGTGTTGATATTTACGACCTACGCCAGCAGTGGCTTCAAATAATAATTCAAAGGCTCTCATGCCAGCATCCTTTTTAATCTAACAAACCATTCGTTAGTGCCAACATCTGGAGTAGCTGCTTGCCAGCTAGAGCTAGCTTTAGCTTTAGCAAATACGTCATTGCGTTTGGCATCGTCAGGTATGGCTGCCATGATACTTTCTACACTGCCTAAGTCGGCTGCACTGGCATCCCCACCTAATAGATATTTTGCAATGTCGTCTAGTTCGTCTGTAATGAATTCACCTTTCTTACCGGCTGCATCACGTTTGTAAAGTCCTTCATCAGGACTCCACAGCAGTCCTTGACTGCTGGCCAGTGTGTTCATCATCATTTGTTTGTTAACACCTTTGTAAGGACTTCCTGGCGGAATGTCATGGTGATGGAATTTACTTACTCGTTCAGCTTTGTTTACTACTTTGATATCTACTTGATAAAAATTATCTTGATATGGCACACAAGTATGCACAGTTACTCCTGCCTTGTGTGTTTTTACCCCAGTTTGTTGTAGCATATTATCTAATGCTTGTCTGGTAGTTTTGCCATCTTTAGTTTGAAAATAATCGGCAGCTTGTTGTCCGTCAACCATTACGTCTAAGTCTCCAGATTTTTTAGGTATTAATTTTGCACCATTGGGTATATGCCCCGGAAGATATTTTTCTTTAAACTTATCTAACGGTATGAATTTTTTTTGACGTTCTCTAAATATACCAACTAGTTGATCATCGATATATACGTTTTGTGTAGGATTTGCACTGCTGCCGATGACAAAAATTTGTAGCCCTGTATCTTTGATTAAATCTTCAGTGGCTGAAACAAGACCGTCAATAGTAGCAACAGTCTGATCGTAGTCAGTGGTTTCGGGCCATATGTTTCCGCCCTCATTTAATATCATCGTAATGGCCTTCTTCGATATTCTTTAATTCTTCTCTATACAAATTTTCACAAATTTCTTTAACTGCTTCGTCGTCTATATCAGTGGGCAAATTTTCTTCATGAAATTTGTCTCTATATACATTATAAGCATGTTTTACTAATGCTTCAAATGCCTTAGCTGAGAACTTGGTTTTGTTTGCTTTGGCTTCTTTTAATCTAACAATAAACGGGAAGTAATATTTTCGATAAAACTCGGGATCGTTGTGAATAAAGAATTGAAGGTCTTCGCTTAGATCAAAATCTGGAGCGAATGCTTCTTCGGGGTTGTGACTAAAAATCTCAAAAATTTTCATAAATTTGCACCATCATAAAGACGACTATGCATTATTTATCGATGTTTTAAGATTAGGTTAGTGGTTTAGTAACACGAAATTGACAGTTCCGTCAGTGTATGTAATAACACAGCGCAACCATACAAAATTACCAGTGAAGTTTTGTAGCACAGCAACGTTGGTATTGGTCAAATACTCTAGATCTGTGCCGTCGATATCAAACCAGTCAGTAGTTACAGGATCAATAGCTAATGCACCCTGCATTTTAAATGTTCCTATAAATCCAGTGAACTTTAATTGAACAGTGTGTAGACCGTCACTGCGACCGTAATAACCGTCACCTTTAAATTTTTCACTGGTAATTGTTACCACTGAACTATCAGCTGGGTGACTATTGCTTGAAACTAATGTGCTGCTTAATATTGGCATAATAACTATTTAGTTGCTTTGATTACTTTATCTATTCGCGCCATTTCGCTGCCTATGAACATTCTAACCAGCAGTAGTGTCTGCTCATCTTTGACATAAAAATAACTACCGCCCCAACTGCGGTCTTTTTGCAGTTCTTTTTTGCAGCCTTTGGTCATCTTAACCTTCTTAGAGTTTTCACTCCATTGCACAAAGTTTGCAAAATTCTGTCGGGTAGCGCCAATGGTTACTTTAAAGTCATAATCGATTCTTTTAAGAATGATTTCGCCTTGTGTTATGTTTATGTTAACAGGCGGTTCTGCAATATACTTGGTTTTAGTAACATCTAAATTAGCTATTGCAATTACAACACTGTAGTCGTTACTGTAAAAACTTAACAACGGATGTTCAATCCTTAGATGAAAATCGGTGGCTTTTTTTAAAATTTTAAGTAAACTTAAACAATACTGGTAGTCAGAATAGCTTTTAATTTTCAGCCACTGATTTTTTTGCAAATTACCGGTGTTCCAATCGTCAAGCATTTCCTGGGCATAGTCTAGATTTTTACCTCTAAACCAATGCCCACCTGGACAGACTACAACTGCTTTATATCTAAATTGATTTTCAAACAGTCGTTGGCTGTGTTTAACTTTGACTAGAGGATTGATCTTGCTCATTATATTCTAATCGAGGAACCTTTGGCTTGACTAACAATGCAATGTTATCATTATCTACACCAATGGTAAGTATACCACCATTCTTTAAATCACCAAATAACATCAACTTAGCCAACGGACGCTTAATTTCTTTATCAATAATACGTTGTAAAGGTCGGGCACCCATTTTGCTGTCGAACCCTTTCTTGATCAATAGATCGATAGCATCATCTTTAAGTTTAATCTTAATGCCTTTGTCTTTAATTTGATCTTTAAGTTCGACCATAAATTTGCCAACAATTTTAATCATTGTTTCTTTGCTGAGTTTAGCAAAAGTAATAATTCCGTCTAAGCGATTACGAAACTCTGGAGCAAAAAACTTCTTAAGTTCTTTATCTTCATACTCTCGATCTTGACTGCCAAATCCAATTTGATTCTTTTCACTGGCCTGTGCGCCAGCATTGGTAGTTAAGATCAACACAATGTTACGGCAATCTGCTTTCTTACCATTACTACCGGTGATAAATCCATTGTCCATCATTTGTAACAAAATAGTCGATACATCTGGATGTGACTTTTCTACTTCATCAAACAATAGCACAGCATTTGGACATTCTTGAATCTGTGTAATTAACAAACCAGCATTTTCTTCAAAGCCAACATATCCCGGTGGGCTACCTATTAGTTTAGAGATACTATGCTTTTCTTGATATTCACTCATATCAAATCGTAACAGCTTGGTTCCTAAGTGTTTGGCTAACGCTTTAGCTGTTTCTGTTTTACCACAACCTGTCGGCCCCATGAATACAAATGATCCAATAGGTTTGTTCTCACTCTTAAGTCCAGCACGGGCAACAAGAATTTTATCTACTACTTCTTCAAGAGCAGTTTCTTGACCGTATACTTCACTTTGCAAGTTACCCATCAGGTTACCTAGATTCTGACTTTCAGTTTCCATAATAACTTCTGCTGGCATCTGCACCATCTTGCTGAGTTCGAATTGAATCTCAGTTTCACCAATGACTCTATCACCTGCTAACTTGATGTTAAAACGGCTGCAAGCACAATCAATTAAGTCAATGGCTTTATCTGGCAATTTTTTATCTGCTTGATACTTGACACTTAACTTAACAGCCGCTTGCAGTGCATCATCTTTGATTTTAACATTGTGAAATTGCTCGTAGTATTTTTTAATACCCTTAAGAATCTGCAGAGTCATTTCTTCTGTTGGCTCTTCAATTGTAATGCGTTGGAATCGACGCATCAATGCACGATCTTTTTCAAAGTGCTTGCGATATTCTTCCCATGTAGTTGATGCAACAACTTTAATGTTACCTTTGCTCAGTGCGGGCTTCATCATGTTAGCAAGATCGTTGGCGCCGTTGCTTGCTGAACCAGCACCGCTAATCATGTGTGCTTCGTCGATGAATAGCACAGTCTTACCTTTCTTAGTTAATGCAGCCAACACTAATTTAAAACGTTCTTCAAAGTCGCCTCGATACTTACTGCCAGCAAGCATGGCACTAATATCTAAGTTATAAACTGTGTAATCTTTGAGAAAATCTGGAACTGCACCTTTAACAATGTTAAATGCCAGTCCTTCTGCAATAGCAGTCTTACCAACACCCGGATCTCCCACTAGGATCACATTGTTTTTACTACGACGACCAAGGGCCAGTGCAATATTTTCTAGTTCATCAATACGACCAATAACTGGATCAATCTTGTTTTTATTAACGGCTTCGTTAAGGTTGGTAGTAAATGCTTTCAATGCTTTGGTGCTTTGTGTTTCGGTTTCTTCGTCGGGAGTTTCGATTTCGTTATTCAAGTAATCTGCAAACTTGTCTTTTTCTATGTTAGCTTGTTGGATGTAATAGAACGCATATGATTTCTTTTCGCTCATAATAGCAAGAAATACATCAGTGCATTCAATCTTTTGACGACCGTTAAACAATACCTGTGTAAAGGCACGATTTAATACACGTTCAACTGCTTGAGTTTTCTTCGGCTTAGTAACACCAGTTTCGATGATAATTTCTGTAAGTTTAGTTTTAAGATAATGTTCTAAATTTTTACGGATATATTCAGCATCAGCTCCAAATCCAGTGATACATTTGCTGAACGAATCTTCGCACAACATGGCAAAGCATAGATGCTCTAGCGTGATGTATTCGTGATTTAATTTTTTAGCAACATCAATGGCTTTGTCAAAAACCATTTGTAGTTCTGTGCTAGGTTCTACCATTATATTTCCTTTTATTTAGATGGATGATTCATTTCGTTT